AATAAATATAGGTTCACAAGTTGTTAATATTTTACATCAAGATTTAGAATATGATAATGTTGTTATGACAAAAATGAGTGGCAGAAAAGGAACACTCATAGGTACAGCTGGAAATCAAAACAGATTAGGTATAAAAACTACAAAAATAACCAAAAGAATAGGATGTGCTAATTTAAAGACTCTTGTTGAGTCTGATAAAATAATTTTAAATGATTATGATATTGTGAATGAATTGTCAACTTACGTTGTTGATGGGACTACTTATAACGCTGAAGAAGGACACCATGATGATTTAGTCATGTGTCTAGTTCTTTTTGCTTGGATGGTCAGTCAAAATTATTTTAAAGATGTGTCAAATACGGATATCCGTAGGAGAATTGAAGAGGAAGTTGAGGAAGATTTCACTCCTTTTGGAATAATACATGATGGTAGAGATGATGATTTGGACCATAGTAGAATTATGAGTGGTGATGAATTTGAAAGATTTCTACTAAACTGAGTTTTTATAAATAATCATACAAAATACTTGCATGATTTTATTATAAAAGGAGAAAACAATGCCATTTCAAGTTAGCCCAGGTGTTAACGTTTCTGAAATTGATCTAACAACCATTGTTCCTGCCGTAACTTCTACTTTCGGAGCTACAGCTGGCGTTTTCAAATGGGGTCCAATCGAAGATAGAGTTCTAGTATCTTCTGAGGACGAGTTAGTTTCAGTTTTTGGAAAGCCTAATGCCAACAATTACGAAACATTTTTCACAGCTGCAAACTTCCTTGCATATGGCAATCAGCTATATGTAACTAGAGCAGCTGAAAATGCATATAATGCTGTTGCCAACAGTGGTCCACAACCATCTGGCGCAAATGCTATCAATATCAAAAATGTTGGTGATTTTGAATCACAATATGCATCTTTAGGATCATATGCAGCAAATACATATGCTAATATCTACTTTATTGCCAAATATGCTGGTGATCTTGGAAATTCATTAAGAGTTTCAATATGCTCAACAGCAAATTCATATGACACAGATATTCCAGTATATACTGGTGCAAATGCTGATTTGCTTTCATCAAACACACAATTTAAATTTAATTTAACAGTTGGATCAAGTTCAGCAAATGTATTCTATCAGAATATTACAAATGCAAACTATGCTGTTGATGCAGCTGCTTTAATGAAAGATCAATTTAAAGCTGGTGATGTTCTATTGGTTGGTAATACATCAACAGGAACACAGTATTTAACAATCGATACTGTTGGACAAACTGTAACTGATACAATTGGTTCTGGAGCTTTTGCTAGATTTAATGTAACTTTCAAGCAATCATTTAAACAGAAGTCAGATTATAGTGTTAATATTATTGCTAATAGTTCTAATTACACTACAACTTTTACAAGCAGATATTGGGAATTCTTTAACTTAGTAGATCAAGCTCCTGGAGTTTCAAACTATGTAAGAACAAGAAATTCAAATACAGCTGTAAGAGATGAAATTCACGTAGTTGTAGTTGACGAAAAAGGTCTATTTACAGGCATTCCTGGACAAGTTCTTGAAGTTTGGAATAACCTTTCAAGAGCAACAGATGCTAAGAGTGAACAAGGTGGAACAATCTACTATAGAGATTTCATCAATCAACGTTCACGTTATATCTGGTCAAGTAGAGACATTTATGCTTCAACCACATATACTTCTACAGACCCTGCACTTGGCGTATCAAGTCTCACATCAAATTATTCATTGACATTTAGCAATGGTAAAGATGGTGAAACTGAAAACAGTATTGCAGTATCTAAGTTAATGACTGCATATGATAAGTACAAGTCAGCTGAAGACGTTGACGTTTCTCTTATCCTTGGTGGTAAGGCAAGAGGAAATATCGGTGAGACATTAGCAAATTATCTAATCGATAACATTGCTGAATATAGAAAAGATTGTGTGGTATTCATTTCACCTGATCTTTATGATTCAGTAAACGTTCCAGGTCGTGAACTTGATAACCTTGTAGAATATAGAAATGCATTGACTTCAACTTCATATGCTGTTCTTGATTCTGGTTACAAGTATCAATATGATAAGTATAGCGATATCTATCGTTGGGTTCCTCTAAATGGTGACATTGCTGGTCTTTGCGTAAGAACAGACAATACCAGAGACGCTTGGTGGTCTCCAGCTGGATTCAATCGTGGTATCATTAAAAATGTTGTAAAGCTTGCTTACAATCCAGATAAGGCAGATCGTGATGTTCTTTATCGCAATGGTATCAATCCTATAGTTAACTTCCCTGGACAAGGAACAGTTCTATATGGTGATAAGACATTGCTTGCAAGACCATCTGCTTTCGATAGAATCAATGTACGTAGATTGTTCATTGTTCTTGAAAAAGCAATTGCTAAGGCTGCTAAATCAACTCTATTCGAATTCAATGATGATTTTACAAGAGCATCATTCCGTAATTTGGTAACACCATATCTACGTGATGTTCAAGGTCGTCGTGGAATTTATGACTTCAGAGTTGTTTGTGATACTACAAACAATACTCCAGAAGTTATTGATAGAAACGAATTCAGAGGTGATATCTATATTAAGCCAGCACGTTCAATCAATTTCATTCAGCTTAACTTCGTTGCAGTACGCACTGGTGTTGAGTTTGAAGAAATTGTTGGTAAGTTCTAAGAGGGAGATAAAAAATGGCTTTCAATATTAATGATATCAGATCACAGCTACAATTTGGCGGTGCAAGACCATCCCTCTTCCAAGTAATTATCAGCAATCCAATCAATCCGATTGCTGATATTAAGGTTCCTTTCCTATGTAAGGTAGCTCAAATTCCTAGCTCAACACTGGGTTTGATTGAGGTTCCATATTTTGGAAGAAGATTAAAGATGGCTGGTGACAGACGTTTTGATCCTTGGACAGTAAATATCATCAACGATGAAGATTTTGCTGTAAGAGATGCTATGGAGCAATGGAATAATTACATTAATCTATATCAAAACAACGTTACTGCACTTCCAACAGGTGCTCCAGCTGAGTATAAGTCACAGGCAACTGTAACTCAGTTTGGCAAGGCTGGTGAAGTTCTAAGAACATATCAGTTCAATGGAATTTACCCAGAATCAGTTTCAACAATTGATCTTGCATGGGCAACTGTAGATGAAATCGAAGAATTCCAAGTAACATTCCAGTATGATACATTCGAAGTATTGAATGGTATTACTGGTAATGCTGGCGGTTCTTAATTAAGGATTTGAGAGCCACTATAAATAGATTGTAGTGGCTCTCTTTTCTTAAGGAAATATTATGCAGTTATTTGGATTTGAAATTAAAAGAAAAAATGAAGAACCATTAGAGTCCTTTGCTCCAGAGATAAAGGACGATGGTGCTGTTGTCGTTGCTGCGGGTGGTGCTTATGGCACATTTGTAGATTTAGATGGTACAGCAAGATCAGAATCTGAATTGGTCGCCAAATATAGAGAAATTTCTCTTCAACCAGAATTAGAAATGGCTATTGATGATATTGTCAATGAAGCTATTGATGCTGATTCGGATCAAATTGTTACGCTCAATACTGACAAATTGGAATATGGCGATAAAGTAAAAGATTTAATTCGTGAAGAATTTGATAATGTTTTAGATTTATTTAATTTTCAAAACGAAGCTTATGAAATATTTAAACGTTGGTACATTGATGGGCGTATGTATTATCATATTATCATTGATGAAACTAAGCCTAGAGAAGGCATTAAAGAACTACGTTATATAGACCCAAGAAAAATTCGCAAAGTAAGAGAAGTAAAAAGAAAACCAAAGGGTCCAGTTACAGTTTTTAATACTCAAAGAGAGTATTATGTTTATAATGATAGAAGTTTTCTTCCAGCTGGTGGTAATGCTGGTATGCCTTTGGATACAAATACCACAGGAATGAGAATTTCAATAGATTCTATTCTTCATGTTACATCTGGATTGATGGATAAAAATAATCACCTTGTTTATTCTTATCTTCAAAAAGCAATTAAACCACTCAATCAGTTAAGAACACTTGAGGATGCGACAGTTATCTATCGTATTTCTCGTGCTCCTGAACGTAGAATTTTTTATATTGATGTTGGTAATCTTCCAAAGATTAAAGCAGAACAATATCTTCGTGATATGATGGTTCGCCATAAGAATCGTCTTGTATATGATGCTGGTACTGGTGAAGTCAGAGATGACCGCAAGTATATGACTATGCTTGAAGATTATTGGCTACCTCGTCGTGAAGGAAATCGTGGTACAGAAATTACTACACTTCCTGCTGGACAAAATCTTGGTGAACTTCAAGACGTTCAATATTTTCAAAGAAAACTTTATCAGTCATTGAATGTTCCTATGTCTAGATTAGAACCATCTAGTGCTGGATTTAATCTTGGTCGTTCTGCTGAAATTTCAAGAGATGAAGTTAAATTTACTAAATTTGTTGGAAGACTTCGTAGAAGATTTTCTCAACTTCTTTTAAAAGCTCTTGAAAAACAACTTATTCTTAAAGGTATTGTATCAGAAACAGATTGGCCTGAAATTTCAAATCAAATAAACTTTGATTTTGAAATAGACAATCATTTTGAAGAGTTCAAAAAGGCTGAAGTATTAACAAACAGACTCAATACTCTTACAGCAATTCAACCATATATTGGAAAATATTTTTCTGATATGTGGGTTCGTAAGAATATTTTACAACAAACAGATGAAGAAATTGCTGAAATGATGCAAGAAATATCTGAAGAATTGCCTCCACCAGAGGCGGCTGTTCCACAAGAAGATGTGGATCAAGGATTTGATGCTATGCAACAACAGCAACAACCACAACAAAAACAATCAAATGGTCCTGTTA